TTTTTTTTTTTTTTTTTTGTCTCCCACTTAAGATCTAACATCACCGCTATGACGGAATCATAACGTCACTGACGAAAATAAGTGCGAACTTTAATTATAGTGCTAAAAGAAACTCTCCATGAGTCACCACAATGACAGAATCAAGGTGTCACCTCATTGAAAGCCGGAAAAGTCTACATGAGTCACTATGATGACAGAATCACCATACTACCTCAAATAAACTTAGACTAAATTAAAGTAGTACAGAAAAACCAGAAATAAATATTGCATACTATATTTAAATCATCTTTCATCCCAGTAAGACACATGCTTAATTGTTTCGCACCCCAAGAAAAGAATGCATGTTGGGGCTGACATCCTCTGTCGTGTGCCTTTCTGTGTTTTCTTCTTGTGTACTAATGCCACCATCGAGTCCAAACATCCTCACTTGCGAGGATTTGAGAGCAGCTGCTTTCATTTGGAAGTGTGCCTCACGGGCTCTTACAGGAGTTCGTGAAGTTATTTCATAAAAATCAAAAGCATAGCGTGCTAGACTCATGTCGCGTAAATCACGCACTAAACCATACCGTGGCATGTATGGTTCTTTTTCGTTCCTCATTGTTATATAAGCCTCCGCGACATCTGAAAAATGTGCCATGATCTGTCTTAGCGTTGGCTTTGCGTTTTCGACTACAGGTTTTAGAGGATATTCAACCTGTTCTCCACCGTCCATCATTATCCAAACGCCATTAATGGTCGACGAAGTTCCATTTTCAACACACCAAACCATTAAACCATTCATCACTGTGGCCATTTCATTATCCTGGATGTCATATGCATTTTGCACAGCTGCGTACCATGTATCAAATTGACTTTGAGTTGCTCTTGTATTAGCTATGTCCTCCTGCGATGGTTTATCTTCTAGGAGATGAGCTAAATTTAGCGCCTCTTTCCCCTTGGATTTAGGGAGACGCATTGTGGAAGTTATGGATTTGATTCTTGGCACAGTGTGTGTTCCAGAAGAGCCTGTATTAACATCTTTGTCATTGTTTGGCTTGGTCACTTGTTCCTCATTCTTGCTCATGTTCCCAAGTTTTGGGTCTTCCTTGCCAGCATCTAACATTCCCTCTCCTGATTGATGATGAACAAATTGAGCACACACTTCATCATTCTGAGTGTTGCTTTGATGACTAACTTCGAATGTGTCACATTCAAAATCCTCATCAAGCTGAGCGAAAAATTTCAAAAACTGTTGTGCTTCAGAGTCATCAATTGCATCATTCAAGTATAACCTCCTCGTAGCCAATTCTGAGATGTATGGAGCTTTTCCTTCACTAGCCAGTTCCTCAAATGGTTGTTGTTCTAACAACCATGCATAAAACCTTCGAATTTGATGAGTTAGCTCTGGATAACCCCATGATTCTATAAGCGCTGCACAAATTGCTTCCAATCTATGTTCAGGTAGATTTGACCTATCCCATTGCAGAATTGATACAACTCGCTCCTCTTCCAATTTCGGGATGAATTTTCCATCAACTTTTATACCCCTGTGTGACATGAACCATAAGTCTTCTTTAACTCGTGTTCTATTTGAAAAATCATAATTGAGACCGAGATCTGAGAAGTGCTTGCCCATGGAATCAAGTAAACTTTCACTATTGGGATTTACTGCTATCAACAAATCATCTCCATTCACGAAGAATATGCAATGGTCATCAATAGATTCGAAATCTATATTCTCTTGCACAAACGCATAATGCATGGCTAAGACAACCATGAGAGAATTATCTACA